AGCTTGGGAAGTTCAGGTACATCGACAGCGAGGTCGACAAGGATACCACCTACTACTACAGAATCAGGGCTTTCAGTGGTCCTCTTGTTGTCAGTTCTGATGGTACTGTTGATTTCCCTGATCCTGAAGTAGACGCCACCACCAATGAGCTGATCCAACGATGGCCAACCTCGGACCCGAACGACCCGGTGGTCATGGGGCGCCCAAGTCCGATCCTCACCTGTCGGCTTCCAAATATCCCAGCTAACTTTGATGTGATAGCTGTCTTGGAAGCCACCTTCAAGATGGCTTTCGCTATTGGGTTTCAACTACCCCTTGATGCTGATTCTAAGTTCGACTCGAATGGGCTACCCATCAATGGCACTCCGGCTAGCCAAGTTGGCAGGGGTTCTCTCACCAACATTGGTGGGGCGATGTCCCGGATACTGCCCTTGTCGTTCCCTGTCCCTGTCGAAGCTGACCCGACCACTAAGGACTTCCCAGACGTCCCTCAGAACTATCTATTGGTCAAGCTGACGGCGGCGCAACTAGCTCAGACGGTAGGTTCTTCTCTTCTTGAGAATAGCGCCATGCTGTCTCCGATGAGGGACTTGTATCAAGGGGCAATACCTCGTCAGATCCCCAATGAGGGTAACTTTAAGGGGAACAACACTTCAATCCAAGCCATGGTTTTGGCTTTCAACGATATCCCGAGTGAGTTCCCCGCTACGTATGACCCAGACGTGTACACAACGTACACGGCAGCTTACTCTGACGTGAATACAAGGCTTAACCTATTATCTGCTGTCAACTTTATCAAGTCATTCACCTTAGGTGGTACACCTGTTGATTGGGTATCCATCAGTTTGCTAAGGGACATCATACCTTGGAGCGGACAGTTCATCTACGACCTACTCAATCGAATTGATGCTCTTGCGGATGCTTTCAAGTCAGCTGTTGACGAGATCAAGTCATACATCGATGCGGTTGTCAGGAAGATTGATGTACTAGAGAGATTCATAAAATACCTAATAGAAATACTGAATTTTCTTGATAGCTTCTCAGCTGGCTTCTACTTTTTGAATGTCCCTAGTACGGCTGAGGGTATTCCAGGCTGGATCAAGGCCATCGATAGCGCTGGTGGTACGAAACCCCCCTCAGGTCCTGGCGGGTACTCTGCAGGAGTTGGCCTCGCCTATGCTGGAACTAACGTGGATGCTTTCGTGACAGCCTTCGGGCTTATCTTTTGATGCTCATGGTGTGGTGAAGGTTTTAGATGAAAACCGAAAAGAAGGCTACTTGTCATCCTAGTACCGGTGCTATACGAGGTATTCTGTGCAGTAGCTGCAATAGAATGATAGGGTTTGCTAAGGACTCTCCTAGTATTCTAGCCTCAGCAATCAAGTATCTTCATAAGTACGCCGAAGCACCTCACGAGAAAAAGGTAGGATAAACTATGCTCGATTTTCTCGGGACCTTCAACAAGTCGCAGTTCACCAGACTCGCTACTTATGTGCGAAGTCAGATGGTTTATATCGACTTTAGAATCAAGCACTTGGCTATTGAGCAACAACGAGTTGGATTCCTCCAATTTGCCTACGATACAGGAGGGAGACCAACATCCTACTCAACAGGATCCCCTGGATTTACTACCTACATTGGCAAGCTCATTTCGGCTTACGAGGTTCTCGGTGGGGATCCGTTCTATGACTTGCAAGTACGAAGCAAGAGCGATCCTGTTTACTATCTGAAGGGGACCGAGACAGCCACCTCAAAGATACTTTCCAATGGTGAGCCTCTACCTCTTCCAGGGCTATCTGATGGTGACTCTGGTAATGCAGTTCGTTCAATGCGGTCTTGGACTGAGGGCAACCTAGATCGTCTTGAGAAGATTGAGCGCAAGATTCGGCGGGCCATAGACTACTCAGATCAGCTACAGGATGAGGTCAACGAACTCAACGCTATCAAGAAATCAGTTGATTCTGATGGCTCACTTGAGAATCTCATAGCACTGGTAAACCAGTTGTTCATTGATCCTAGTTATCGTGCTATTGCGGATGACAAGGGGCAAGACCCATTTGGTAAGTACACCCATGCTCCTATGTCATCCTACGACCAGGGTGGTACTCGTGCGCCGACAGATGGGCCATCGTTCGAGCGCGGCTCCGATGGCTATACGACTTCCGGTGGAGGGTCAAATACATGAGCTATGACCGCCAATTAGAGCAGTTATGCACTCATTTGGTAGCTGAAGAGTATCTGCTAATGCGTGGGGACAGGCAGGTGGCTACTCCGTTGCGACCCATCGCCTCATCCAATTCAGTTGTGGTTCGAGCCAATGGTGTTGCTGAGATCCCCTCCTATGGGGTTGAAACTCCGGCGCAGTCTGGTGGGACTCGTTCTGGTCCTTTCACGATCATAGCTGGGGTCAATGATAGGTTGAGGTTCAGGGTTGGTAACGATCCTTGGCAGGATGTTAGGATTCCGAGTGGACTTCGAATTCAACCAGATCACCTGGCACTATCCATCAACACAAGAGTGAATGGGCTGCAGTTCTACACTCAAAATAACAAAATGCTCTTCCGGTCCAACTTACTTGGTAAGGATGCGACCGCCTTTCTTGACTCGACGAGTACCCTGGCAACGCTACTCGGGATCCCAGTCAACCGACATTTCAATGGTAAGAAGGTGTTCCCTGGGTGGGCTCTGGTCAATAAGACAGGCACTCTAGCGGATCGCCCTCTGCGCTTGATTGTCTTTGATGAGCCACTTCAAGCGGATCTCAACTTCCTGGAGATCAACTACACTACCGTTCGTCAAGAGTGTCGTAGGTGTGGTGGTCTTGGAATCGAGAACGATTGGCGCTACGGTGTTACTGGGGAAGTCAATCAAGTACGTGACGAGATACTCCTGATTCAGGAGTTACAGAAGATCATCTACACTATCACTGGTACTAACTCATTCCACAACTGGTATGGTACTAGAATCATTGACCAAATTGGTGAGAAGCTCGTAGTTGGTGGGATTCTTCAGAATCGAATCATCTCAGACATCAACACTGCTTTCGGTCGCTGGCAATCCATCAAGAAACAACAGGAGGAGACGGTAGGTCAAGCTGTCTCTGATGAGGAGTTCCCGTTCCAATTGCAAGGGGTGGCATTGGAGCAGAGCCAGGATGACCCGACAGTTCTGTTCATTACTGCCACAGTTTCAAATAGATCCCTGAAACCAATCCAACTAACACGTGGGTTGCGGCTTCCATACCCAAATAACCTACTAGGCGCGACGGCTCAACAAGAGATCGTCAACAACTTACAAAAGTACTCATTAGTTCAATAAGGCGTAGTATGGCTACCGCACCACAGATCTTGCTCCGGGATGGTTCTGGTTACACTACGAACCTTGTTTTCACGACTAATCAAGAATCCATTGTGATTCAGGGTAAGGTCGATAGCTCGACCTCTGACATCCAAGTATCTATCAATGGTGCTGCCTTCGTCTCGGACTCGACTCTCGTTGACTTCAACCTCCCAAGTTTCACCATTCCTAACCTGAACAGTTACCCTGATGGTCTAGCTCTTAGTCCCGGGATCAATACTATTCAGGTCCGTACTATTGACATTGTTGGAGGGGTGAGCGTCCCTTCTACAGTCCAGGCGACCCTCATTAGCCAATCTGACGTACTCCAAGTGGAGACTCCTTCCGGTATCCGCATGCGAAGGCTAAGGGGTTCAGTTCGGGTTCTATCAGCTCTCCCAGTCCAGCGCTTCAGTACTGCAGGAATACCGCTTCCGACCAACTTTGTTGGTTACAACTTCTACGCCTCAACCTCAGCTGGTGGTACCACTGGGTACTATAAGATTAATGCAACTACGGTCTCCGCGAAGTCCACGATCTTTGAGGAGAATGCCAATCAGTTTGCCTCCGATCAGACAATATTCGATGCGGGGGATCAGTTCCTAGCAGTCAGTGTGGTTAGTAAGGATGAGTTCGGAAACACTATTGCTACTAAGTTGGATCGGACGTATGACACGTCGGTCTATAGCAACAAGATTCGATTCACCTCAACCTTTGAAGACTACTCGCTAACTGAGTTCATTGGATTTGAGCACGTTCGTTCTGGGACACCGGATAGCATCAATGACGACCAGTGGTCTGGGGTAGCTGATACCGATCCTCTCTACTATGTCGTGACTGGAGTGTACTTTGATCCACTGACTAGTTCAGAGGTAGAGAGCGCTTTCTCTCAAGAGGTGCTCGGGAGTCCACTGATCATTGACACCTCGGTACGATCATTACCTGGTCGCACTCAGTTTCAGGTGGTTACTGACTATGTAACTGCCGTCCAAAGGGTGAATGCTGAAATTGGACTTATTCCAGGGTCAACCACGAGAGATGTCTCAATCGACCCTTTCAGTTCAGAAGCTGAAAGGCTCTACTTCCTCATAGACTTCGTCAATCGTACTCAGAGCTTCCTGACTCTTCTCCAGATTGATGATGCCAATGGTGATGGGGTTTCGGATCCGGTAGATGGTAGCGCCTACAAGACTGCCCTCAAAGCGGCTCTCGGATACTCAACAAACGATGCTGTTCAAAGCCTAATTGATTCAGCTTTCGACAAGCTCGCAGGGAACATCAACAAGTCTCGGTTGCCAGGGCGTCCAGCCTTTGGTCAAGAGGTTTTCTACACTCCGACCCGCCCCTCGTTCGACCTGCCTATCCCAACAGGTACGATTGTAACGACAAATGCTGACTCGTCTCTCGGTATCCCTTCAGTGAGGTTCCGAGTTGGTGGGTCATACCTAATGTCTGCAGCTATCGCAGACACCTACTACAACTTCGACACTAAACAGTACGAGATTACCGTAGACATCATCGCTGAGACAGTGGGGTCTGATGGGAATAGACCTGCTGGGCAGATCACAAGTGTTCAGGGTGTCTCAGGTTTTCAGGTTGTTAACAACGACGCTACTGTCTTTGGGTCAGACCGAGAGAGCAATTCAGACCTAGCAACTCGATGTATGCTAGGTTACTCAGTAGATACTGGTACCGCCGGAGGGTATGCCTCAACTTCAGCTGAGCAGGTAGGTATCGTTAAGTCCAAGATCGTCAAGAGCGGCGACGAGCTGATGATGCGCGATTACGATGAGGTTAGGCACAAGCACATCGGTGGCAAGGTTGATATTTGGATTCAGGGTACTCAGGAGCGTCAGGTATCCGAGAGGTTTGCATTTACCTACGATATCGCGAGGGATATCACCTGCATTGTATTGGACGCCACCAACCTCATCTTCCGAGTCCAAGATAGTCGGGTAACCTCGACAACCCCTATCACAGAGATTCTTGACAACCTCACTCTTGGGTTCGGAGTTCGTAACGTCACTCAGGGTCTCAATTATTTGCTCACAGGAGTTATCATCATTGACTACCAGACCTTCCAGGTAGATGCGAGCATCCCTGGTCAAGTAGTCACCAACTTCGATGATGTTGTAACAGCTGACTATCGTTTCCGAAGTGTCAACCAATTCACCTTCACCTTTCAGCCTGTGCGTCGAGTAGTGTCCGTAGTTGGAGAGGTGTCCGGTGCTTTGAACAGCACCTTAGGCTACAATCTCTATAAGACTGCTGATCCTCTGTTGGAGGGTGAGAGCACGATTTCCACCGACTACCTGTCAATCAACCAGGTAGGTGGTATCCCCTCGGGCGCTAGCATCCAAGTCAACAATGAGAATCACGTATTGGTTGGTGCTCAACCAATACCCCTCGGAAGTATTGGCATTAATACCAAGAGTATTCGTGTATTCAGTGCAGATCGGTCTATCGAGTATGACGGCCCTGATGCTACGATTCCGGATTATGAGGTACTCGAAGGCGGAGCAACCACTCCTGCCAAGATCCTGAGGACCGCTACTTCAGACATTGTCAACGGGGCTACAGTCTCGGTGGATTACTCACACGACGAGAACTTCACAGTCAATTATGTGATTAATGACTTGCTGCAACAGCTTCAGCGGACGGTGAATAGCAAGCGGCACACGACGGCGGATGTGATCATCAAGCAGGCTATCGAGAACTCAATCACCCTTGAGACCACGGTCCAGTTGCTTGTAGGGGCCACGAAGGATAAGGCTGATCCTGACATTCGTACCAATACCAGTTTGGAGACGGATCAGAGGCTCATTGGACGTGGCTTGGCTCAGGGTGATGTCATTCATGCGATTGACGAGTCCCAGGGTGTTGACTTCCCAGTGGTACCCTTGGCTCGCATGGCCTACGCAGATGGGTCTAGGAAGCTTCGTGAGTCTCTTACGTCGGCCTATCTGCACCTCAGCTCATTGGACCATGGGAGCAACGTTGCCTATCTCTTGACCAATCCACTTGCTTTCCCAACGACGGATGGTGGTGGCCTTGTTACTGAGCACAAGGGAGTTTTCCAAGATGACGAGGCTATGCTACTGGTGGGTGCTCTTGCTCAGGTAGCTCTCGCCCCTCAGCAAGCATTCATCATTGGAGCGGGAGGGGCCGTTATCAACGGGTACACTGATACGGCTACCTTGGTAGCCGCGGGCTTCACCACCTCGAGCACGCAACAAGCGGAGCTCCTAAGAAGGACTGCAAATCACATAGTCTTTTCATTGGCCGGCTTTGGGGTTATTCCTGACCTACCAACTGATCACTTCTACACGGTTTCCTACGTCATTCGTGGGGACTCCGGGTCGCATGATATCCCAGCCACCAGTGTTGAGTTCATCACCTTGGGCAACTTCACAATCACCTATGCACAGGCTATGTAATGGCTGATCGATTTGTAAATGACCCAGATCGGCTCAACCATACGGTTGATCAAGATGGTAAGGAGTACAACCTACGCCTTATTCAAAGAACTCAGAGTATATTCAAGAATTTGCTCGACCTTCTGCCTAGCAACTACATCTCGACGATAGAAGGCCCAAACTATTCAGTTGAAGTCAAGGCCGTCGCTTTGGAGCTGGCTCGCTTGGAGTTGGCGCTAGAGGATGTCAAGTTTGACATAGACTTTGAGACAACTCGTACTGATTTCCTCTATACACTGATCGGATACATGGTCTTCATGGATGGTCACTTGCCGACGACCAACTATGATGATGAGCAGTTCAGGCAGTTTCTACTCAATGTGATCGGGATCTACTTTGAGGGTTCAATCCCCAAGGCAATGGTTCAAGGTGTTCAGTTGTTCTTCACTGGTGCCCTGACCTTCACAGAGAACTTCCTGCAGGCTAGGTTACCTGCCTCAGGTTTTGACATCTCCGATGAGTTTGGGTTTCAAGTCGACGTTACCGACACTGTGACTGGGTTCCCAACGGACACCTTCACTCTCGAAGCCAACGTTCGTCTCATATTGAATATCATTCGGCCCGCGCACACCTTATTCAAGATTCGGTATGTATTCACTGATCAATACAATCCAAATGGTGGGCTTGGGATCTTGGATGCTTCGAGGGGTAGTCTATCAAGTTACTACTACGATGACTTTAGGGTGTACTCACATGGGTTACTAGATCAAGATCGCTTGGGTCGAAAGGTCAATCAACTCGTGATAGGCGAAGACCACACAGGTGACTTCTAAGAGGACAGATGGCCTTTACAGGAATACTCGGAACATCTAGTAGTCAGCCTGGCAATATCCTCTTGGGGGTTGGTGCAACGGCTACCACTCTGTCAATAACCTTCCAAGGGTCATCTAACCTGCATGCCAACGCAGTAGCCTCAGCACTATTTGTTGATTCAGCAGAGTTACTTCTAAGTAGTAGCATCGTACTAGTCAAGTTCAGCAAAGATATGATGGTTGATTCGGTCTTACTCGACCCAGCCTCATACTCATTCTCTGGGCCTTCAGCTGTGACCATCCTCGGAGTGTTCACGGCAGACTCTAAAGTTGTGGCCTTGTATGTGTCTGGTATTGTGGCTGGTACTTATATCGTGACTGTCACTGGTGCTGTTCACTCTACTGACTTGGATCTTGTCATCTTCGGGGCTAACACAGCTACCTTCCAAGCTCTGATCCCTTACCCCTATCGATCCATCTTCACTAATAAGGGTCCGATTACCAAACCCGAGCTGATTGTACAGTCTGGTAGTCAATGGTCAGTTCAGACGACTCCAGTCCGATTCTTCGGAACTGTAACTACAAGTGAGGTAGTTGTTCCTGGGGCCAGCTTGGATTCAACTCATGTCGGCCTATATCTTAGGCTAGAGGCTGCTACTTCGACAGTAGACCCTGTTAACGGTGGCGATTACAAGATTCTAGCGGTTATCAGCCCAACCAGAGTCAAGGTTCAAGCCAGCTTTAGGGCTCCGGCGACTGATCCAAGCAACAACATCATTTCTAATGTATGGTCAATAGTTGACCATAGAAATGGGTTCATTGCTAACGAGCCATCAGATGTGTCAGTTATTGTCAACGGTAACCCGGTTCTAGTCGATAGGGTTGTAGGACTTCTTGGGCAGATCGTTCTTCTTGACCCCCCATTACCTGGCTCTACTATCTCAGTTGACTATTCATGGATCAATGACCCCACGGTTGAGATCCGCCGGATGAACTCTCTTGAGTTCGTGTCAAATAGATGGAATAGGGAAAACGGAGTCAATGGTACTAGGGTGTTCCCCTACCGTAACGCGATTCAATCAACTAGGGGTGCACAGGCTAGGATCTCGGATGATGACATTCGAGCCCCAAAGCCACAGCCAAAACTTCGTGAGCTGTTCTATCGGGCGTATGAGCGGGCCTACACTGCTCTCTCGAATGACCCGACTTCATTGTTGTTGAATACTCCGAAGAATCGAGTTGCGTTCCCGCCTCTGTCTCGTCAGATATCTCAGGTATCCGTAGCCTATGATGCTAACTCACTACCTGAAGCTGACTCCGCCAATCCGTGGCAGCGAGTTGGTACAGGAACAGCTTCAGTCACCGGCGGCATCCTAACCGTCATCAGCAACACGATTGGGCCGTTCCCTGAGGGGCAACCATTCTATTGGAGCCGTGGTGTTGACCTGACCTTCCCTCATGCCTATGCAACGACTTGGCGCTTGAGGGTTGATGCTACGACCCCTGACGGAGTCTTCACCGGGCTTTGCACTGGGTGGTCCGATAGTAATCGAGCTGTGATCCTCGGGTACTTGCTTGATGGTGGGGTGCGCAAGATTGGATTCCTCACAAGAGGTAATGGAAACAACCCAACCCTTATTACAGCTTGGTCTGGTGGGGTCGATAGTCTTGGCAACCCGACAGGGCTACCATTTACCTTCGACTGGTCTGTCCTCCACTCTTATCGCCTGTTTCGGGATACAAGTGGTGTTGTCAGGTTCTATGTCGATGGTGAGGTTGTGGCCAGCCTGGCTATATCCGAGGACCAGTTACCATTCTTAGAGGAGCTGAACGACTCCTTCAACGAGATTCAGAACATATTCTTCGGAGCTTTGAGCAGAGGAGCTACAAGCCGGAGTGCTTGGGATTTCGTTCACTATTTAGTCCTGCCCACCAATCCTCAGCAAAGCGTCCCGTCATCCTTTGCTTCCTATATTCCGACCCTGCTACCAGAGGATGCCTCGCCTCCGTGGACTCCAGTTGGGTACCATGGGAACGAGAGCCTACTCGGTGGAGCATTGGTACTCGACTCTACCTCGGCGACTGATCTACCAACCTCGCAGGAAGTCGGTCTAGTCGGTGGTGACTTCAAAGGGTTCACTCGTATTGAGCCATTGTTGGGTACAACTTCCAATACAGTACTTGACTTCGAAGTCAGCCTTCGAACGTTCACCCATGGGATTACTCCGAACGCTGTTATGGTGGCGATAGACGATGGGAATCGTCTCGTTCAAGTTTGCTTCTTCCCGACAACCCCACAACCGAAGGTTAGTTATCCAGGTCGGTCGCTTCCACAAGAGGCAACCCCACGCTCTTGGACTTCTCTTGGTGGAGCCCCAGTGGTTATGGTCGGACGCACTCTCCGGATTAGTGACAATAGTTTAGTTGATGGGCGTGTCTTCGCCATAGATGATCTTGAGATCTCGTCCTCTGTTAATCGGATCTTTTCAGCATCAATTGACTACTACTACGAGTTTAAGTGTGCTGTTCTATCCTCAACTCCTGACTTGACGTCAGATCAATTCTGTGGCGCGACGTCTGACGTCTATGATGGCACCAAAACTATTGGGGTCATGCTAAGAAAGACTCCAGTCCCTGAGGTAGCTCTCCACTCGGATGGACTTGTACTCGCATCATTTCCTTTCAATTGGGATGACCATCAGCCACATATCTACCGTGTAGCCAAGAACACTGCAGCTGACTTGGTGATTCTATTCGTTGATGGAACGCTCCTTGGCTCCTTCGCATACTCTGGGTTCACTACGGTCTCTCCAGTATCAACCCCGATACTCTCGTTCGGATCCTCGACAGCTAGCAGTAGTCAATCTCTTTCCGTGGTGGATTGGTACTATGTGAATGGTTGGAGATCCCAAAACCCCACTGGAGTATCGCACTACGTTGGTATTTGGAAGGGAGCTGACTCAAACAGCCTTCTTGGGTACTATCTGCCTCTTAAGGCTAAGGGTTCAGCTAGGACAGCTGGTAATCAACTCACTGATCTCTTGGCGGACTTTGTCGCTTCTGGAGTTCAAGGTGGGGATGACGTCATCATAGATTTCGGAGCTAATCGAGGGGTATACTCAGTATTCTTGGTAAGTACTAACACTATCACATTTACAAATCAGTTTCCTCAGCCTGGACACACGATAGTTGAGTATAGGATTCCGTCTCAATTAGAATGGACGATGGATCACACCTATCAGTTACTTCGAGACCCTGGTGGGTTCGTTGGGTTGTTTATTGACTCGAGTACTACTCCAATCATCCAGATTGAGTACAACAACACGACTCTCCCATCTAGCTCGCTCGGGCTTCCAGGTCAGTTCAATCGAGGCCTGCCCTCAGTAACCTGGGGAGCCTTCGACCCAACTAACTTGTCTCAGACTGCTTGGTCGTTCCTGCAGTATGGGATCACTCGGGCTCCCATCGAGGTCAAGGCAGTCCCTCCTCACCAAGTATCTAACCAGCGGAATGTCATGAGTTCGCCGGAACATCTCTTTGGGAAGGTAGCCCACAACCATACTCAGTACTCATCTGCCTCAACTGGAGTTCCTTACCTTTGGGAGGAATACGTGAACAACCCCAACGTTCACGCCTTCACTCAGTTGAATGACGGAACTCCTCTTGTACCCTCTACTCAAACTTACGACGTTCGCAAGAAGTCGATACCCCCGTTCCCACCTTATGGTGCTACTGGGTTTGGTGGCGCGGCTCTGGGCGTCGATGGCTTTGGTTTTGGTCCTCTTGGTAATGTACCCTCTCTCAGGGTACGGTTCAATGTCCCGGATGGGGTTCTGTACAACAGGCTTGAGGTAATCGAGAGATCTTCAGGTGAGCCAGACCTACTGTCTGCTTTCTCTGATGACCAAGTGTCAATGGTATTCGACCCACCTGTAGTGTCCCTATCGATCAGTTTCTCTGGGGACTCCGGATTAGATTTATAGATTGGAGTAGGTAATGTTCAAGGTTAGCGACACATTCAAGCGGATTAGAGAAGCTGTGTCCATGGCGATGACTTGTCGCTATGAGGATAGGATGACTTGCATCAAGAAGGGTGAAGTCTTCATGGTCCTTCGGGATGGCAGGACCGGAGAGATTCAAGAACAACGCCATTATGACAACCTTGTAGTTCGAGATGCTTCGATCTTGGTTGCGCGTCTCTTCAAGAACAATGCTGAGACAGGGTTGCATGGGGGTCTCTGCTTGGCTATCGGTACCGGGGATACTGGTTGGAATCCGATGGCGCCCCCGGCGGCTACACTAACCCAACGGGCTCTATTCGCTGAGTTGACACGGAAGGTGTTTGCCTCGTCTAACTTCGTGGATTCTCTTGGCAACCCAACAGCGGTCCCGACAAATGTAGTTGACTTTGTAACCACCTTCACGGAATCAGAGGCGGTAGGGCCTCTTGTTGAGATGGGCATCCTAGGTGGGACTATTTCAACCAACATGGCTACTAGGAACCCAGTTTCACCTCCAAATGGCCCGTATGACGCGACAGTTGATTTGACCCAGAAGGAAACGATGGCTAACTACCTTACGTTTCCAGTTCAGAACAAGCCTGCCACCTCGACCCTAACTATTGTTTGGCGGCTGACTTTCTAATACCCCCCCAATGTTGTTTTGATAGCTCTTCCTCTGTGGAACGGATCTAGATCCAGAGGTAGAGAATGTCGAATAATTACGGTGAGGGCGTCTCCAGAGTTCTTGACCCAGCTACTACTCAATTCCTGAGTGTTCTGTGGCAAGAGGGTCTACCGCCACTCGACTCCGAATGGAACCTCGTAGGTGATTTGGCTGCTGGCTGGGACCGTCAGAAGGTCTTGCTGGGGACCCCCTCAGGTTGGTTCGGAAACGACATCAACCCTTCAAAGGACTATCAGACTGATCCAACTTGGTCCAACTGGTTCAAGTTTGGCCGACAGCGTGTTGGCGACAAGCAGTCCATCATGTGGGCGGCCGTCAATGGTTGGTTGGTTCCTGTCACCGGTACTCAGACTGGGGACCCTCCAGGGAGTCCGGATGATGTGGACACCTGGAACAAGATTCTCCTTGACCCACCTCCGGGGTTGACTGGCGATGCTCGGCCTGACTTTGTGTTCCTTGAGGTCTGGAAAGCTCGGGTTGGACCCTACCCGTCGACTCTCAACAAGCCGAATGGGTCCGCCATCTACAAGTACGGCAACATCGAAGGAGGCTTCAGCTACCTTGCTGATGACCTACTTGATCCGGCGATTGGTGAGGAGACAACCGAACGCATTCAGCTGCAGTATCGGATTCGAGTCGTCAAGGGTCTCATTAACCTCGGAACCAACCCTGACGGTTTTGATCCAACAGTGGTCAAAGCCCAAGGAGCTCAAGCTACGCCACCCTCTGTGGGTGGCTACACCTTCACGAATATGCGTGAGGAGTTGGGTGATCCAGGTCTTTGGAGAGCTGGCGATGGTACTGCGAATGTTCTAGGTACCGTGGACGGCTATGTCTACGCAATCCCTATTTGCATCGTTTTCCGACGCAATTCCATCTCGTGGACAGGTGAGCCTTCTCAGAACCTCAACGGTGGTTTCAACCGTAATCCTACCGCCGTTGATCGTACTGGTACTCTAACATTCTCGACAGTACCTACTCTTGCTTCTGACCTAAGTGCATCCTCCTCTCCTGCAATTCTGGTTTCAGCTTCAAGTATCCCGCTTCCATTAGCTCCAAGTTCTCCTGTAACGATCAGGATTGACGAGGAACTAATCACCTATTCTGGTATCTCTAGTACCAATATCACCATAACGGGTCGTGGGGCGAATGGAACTGCACCGGCAGTTCACAAGGCTGGTGCGACCATTACGGTGGTATCGACTCGTCCTGACGGGCTATACTCGGATCAGGTTACAGGAACCGACATTCACGACTTGAGGCACGCAGTTAACCCCGCTGGGTTCAACTACGACAACATGCTCAAGTCGAACCTGGATAAGTTGCTACGAGGGCAACTACGGGCAAACTGGAAGAGGACAGGTACCGACCCGCGCGGTATCTACCTCCTCTATGAAGATAAGATCAGCTTAACCCCTCCAATCAGTCTGGGTATTACTGGACTTGATGGCCCTGATCTTATTCGAATGATCTTCTCAGATGCTGCTGTTCAGCAGCCAGTCGAGGTGATCTGCAAGCCAGCTACTTGGAGTTCAACTCCAAGCTTCCCTCTGGATGGCACCCAGATTTGGGGTCTACAGATTACATCTAGCATTTCATTTCAGGGTTCAACTGGCGTTTGGAGTATTGGTGACCGGATCAGTATTCCAGTAGCCCAGTTCAAGACTGGGGTGTCAGTTCCGGATGCTGACCAGATCAGATTCCTCAACGACCAGCCTGCAGCGGGAACCGGTACTTCCTCTGGAACACTGCAGTTCATCGATGCCTCTGGTGATTACGTAACCAATGGGGTCGAAGTTGGGGATACGCTAGTCATCTTTGCAGGCGCGGCAGCTGGGTCTTATACGATCACCCAGGTAACGACTACTGTCCTTACCGTAACCGCAACCATTCCGGCAGCGGTCCTGTCGACCTACGTCATTCGAAAAGGTGTGGGTGCACTTCAGATTCGTGTCGAGGGACAGGCAACCCCACTAGCACAACACAACTTCACTGTTACTCCGCCTAATCCAGGTCCGACAGACGATCTGGTGATCACTATCAACTCGGGGAATGCTTTCCCGACTAGCGGTACTGCAAACCTCTATATCACAACGCACATTCAGTATGGTGGTGGTAGGGGCTTATCCAGGCGCCCGGATTCAATTCACAGCGTCACTTTGTTGAATCCAAACTCTCAGCTACTCCACCAGGCAGAGTACTCTCAAACAGGTACTTTCTCACTTCGAACAGCTTGGGCTCCACTTTGGAGCAAGTTTAGAGGGGACACCTATAAGAGCCTTCTACCAGTAACAGCTGAAGCTTATGCGGATCTTGGGTCAAAGACAGTAGTCATCTCTCCGTTCCAAGCGATTCAGTTCCCAATCCCTACCCCGATTACCGGTAGCATAATGCATGTTCTTGACGGGCATAACCCTGACCCGTTGAGTCTTTTTGACCACTCCCAGTATGTCATTCTTCCTCGACACTTGGTTCCTGGGTGGGGTGCAGTAGAAGTACCCATCATCCCGGTCACAGGAGGTGGCAACTTCCATCGAGGCATCAACTTCATGCTGATGTCCCAAGAAGGCAGTACTCCTACTGGGACATCCTTTAACAACAACTACATCAATTACACAATTGGTGGTACAGCCGCTGTATTCTCTACCCTGAATCTGTCAACCTCGTTGCCCGCAGATTACAACGGGTTGCTGCACTACGGGAGTTTTGCATATACCTCTAATTATGCGGGTATTCGTACCTTCAATGATGACCCGACGGTAGTCGGAGCGCTTTCAACTGCACGAGGGTTGGGACGTCATGGCCTAGAACTTCCTCCTTACTACGGTATCGCAAGGTTGTTCGCTGTCTATGAGGCTCAAGACTACAAGACCCACGGATCGTCTTTCACTATGAGTGGGGGTCGTACCTTTACTGGTACAGGAGCTACCAACCTACTGCGCGGTGACTTCAACGGGCCGACATTCTGGATTGAAAAAGATGTCAATGGGGACAGTACCTTCATCCTAAATGCCGATACTATCGACATAACAAAGTCCCCCAATCTGATCCCCACCTTCGACTCTGGGAACTATGTCATCGAAGCTTGTGTGTTCGGCTTTGATCGTAATTCATTCGATCTAACTCAGCCATTCAAGCTTGCTCTGAGCACAGCCCCGGGGAGTCTGATAGCTCCCTATGCAATCTTGCCAGGACCTATCTCTGGGTCTGATACGGCACTCATCAACTACAGTAGGACTCCGTACCAAGGGGATGCATGGGGAACCGCCACTTCGTTCTCAGACAAGGGGTTCACTCCAGGTCCATTGACGAGTGCAAACGCTTTCCAGCTGGCTTCGACCTCGCTCATTCCCAACATGCTCACTCGTCCAAACCAGAAGCCAGTAGAGGTCCTAGCTTCAATTGGTTTCGTGACCACGTTGGGTACCGGTCGTCTCTCTGGTGACTTCTCGGTAGCGAATGCTTACGACATTCGAAACGTAGGGTACGAAGATCCAACTGACCCAAGCGCACCTTATCCGCCTCTTGGGCCATCTAACCCAAGACCTCTCGTCAAGTCTGGAGCGCTTGGGAGCCTCGCCAACTACGGGGATCTAGAAGCCAACCCAGAGTACCTAGGGTGCACTGAACGGCTCCCCTTGGGCGCGCTATACCGCGACAAAGACTTTCATGGGTCCAGGTTCTCGGATGAGTTGTCCTCACCCTTTGTCTACATGGATACAGCTGGCGTAGGCTCGGGGGTCGCGGGTCTCGCTCGCACCTTAGAGTTAGATCAGACAGAGGTTTTGGCGATGCCGGCTTCTGTATCCGCGGGCGTGCCTGGTGACGTCCTGGTGATGGTTGACGGAGAGTCCTCCGATTACACTCAGTTGCTTAACTACAGGACCAATCGAGGTGGCTCAGCTTTCGTTGGTTCTGGGGATCGACCTGGCGGTGAGATCTTTGCCACTTACTCCAGGCTCTTGGGTTCTGGTAAGGGTACTCGAGTCCTTGTCGGTCGTGCGTTCCTTGTTAGGAATGCTCCTACCTCCGTTGGGTCAACTGAGGTCTCCGGCGGTGACGAGCTGATGATGACCATCGCTACCCAGGTCATGGAGCTTGGGACGACCCCAATCGAAGCCATGATCCTATTGGGGACGAATGGGTCAAGTGAAGGGTATGCAGCGGCTGACACCTACCGTATCGAAGGCCACCCCCTTCTAAGCAATCACACATTCTACGATGTTGACCCAAGTGTGATCCAACTCCCTCTTGGGAAGACTATCGCTCAGATCACGGCTCCTTCTCCGACACCAGCTATTCCGATTGGCGCGAATGATACTGTCTACGCCAGTGATGGGGTCCGCAACTTCTGGACAAACATCCCTACCCTCACAGCACTGGTTTTGATTGACAATCTATTAGTTGCTGGAAACGTAGTAGTCTCGTCCAATGCAATCACATTCACTAATGCCTCACGCATTAGTACTTCTAATCTATCCTCTGGTACCACCAGTTCGCTAATTGTTAGTACTGGAGACGGTACGGGGACTGCTGGCACAGGCAACCTCATACTTACTCCTGGAACCTCAAGCGGTTCTGGATCCGCTGGTGGGCTCGTTCTAACGGGTGGAGCCTGCACGGGTTCTTCAGGTAATGGTGGTGGAGTTACTCTAGCAGGCGGCACCACCTTCAACGGGAATGGTGGGAGTGTTGCTATCCGAGGTGGGACTGCGGGTGTCTCTGGTAATGGTGGAAATGTCACCATATCAGCGGGGCTTGGTACTATCACTAATGGTTCAGTATCCGTTAGGATAGGACCTCTTGTTACAGTAGTTAGCTTCACCAATACGGATCTCATTCTTGGTCCAGATAGTGCTGGGGACTATGGAATACACTTCACTGCTGAGACTACCAACACCACAATAGATCAAGCTGATGCTGTATCAGGTAATGGATCCACACTCACCATTAAGTCCCAGACTGCAGCCCCTGGGAATAACGATGGTGGTATTATTCATATCGTAGCAGGGCATGGCACCGGATCAGGTCGAACTGGAACTGTTCAAATATCTAATGGATTACGCACTAATGTACTGATCAGTGCTACCGACATTGAGAGTACATTTTTTGACCACAATATCACCGAGTTGGGTGATCCGAACGCTATTGACGTCTATAGTCTGACTTTTAGTTCAAGAGTTCTAGCCCCTAAGATAGGGCAGAAACCCGTTAATGGTGATGGTGAAACCCTCACCATTAAGTCTGCTGATGTAGCAGCAGCTTTCTTCGGCAAGGGTGGTGACCTGGGTATCTTTGCTGGTAACGCCACGGGTGATGTCTCTCATCAGCATCAGGGTGGTGACATTTACCTGAAGGCTGGTAAGGGTTCTTTTGCTCGCTCGGGTCAGGTGTTCTTACAGGTTGAGACTGGTACAACCATGTCTCCCTCACCAGTGACAGTGGCCACTATCAATCAGGCAGCGGTTACTGTTGATGTTAGCGCTCTTAACTTTGATCCAACAGTATTTCACCCTGTTATCTCTCAGCAGGATGCAGTTGCAGGTCAAGATGGTACTGTACTCAAGGTACAAGCCCAAAAAGGTGATCAAGCTGGTGGTTCATCCCATAACGGTGGGGACCTCGTTCTAGTCTCAGGTGCTCATGGTCCCAGTGGAGGTAATGCTGGAGCCATCAACTTGTTCCTAGGTTCTGAGGCTTACCCGACACTAGGAGCAGATAGAACTGGTTTGGCCTTCCGAGGGTCTAGCAGTGGTAATAATGGCATAGGGATTGTTGATTCTACTACAGATCCACCGACTATGCCGCTCAACTGCACTAGTGCTATTTACGCAGTTGGCAGCCCGATATCCTCTAGTACACAACTCAAGTATTCAGATGGTAGCTCTGTTACTCGATACCTTGAGGGTGTTTCAGAGAGGGTTGTTGTTAACAGTGCTAGTATCGTTAACCCAATAACTTCGGCTAACCCTGTCACTTCATCCTCTCCAGTCCTGCTTAGTGCGTTCGCGCAGTCGTTCGCTGTAGAGGGGGGTGACATTCTAGAGGGTTCAGTCATTGTCCACTTGGTAGCAGCGGCATCTGCTGGTAACGCAGCTAGCTTCCACTTGATAATAGTTGATGGAGTTACTCCATTGGACATCACCTCGTATCAATTCCCTATGGACAATGGTGTTGATGTGTACCTAACGGTACCCTTCTCCTTCACTATTCCGAATGTTAGCTCTGGAACTGTCGAGATTAAACCAGAGGCTTCGGTTAGTGGTGGATCTCTAGACGTGACTACCCCGCATACTGGTGGCAAGTGGTTGTTTGCCAAGCATGTCGTAGGTGCAGCAGGTACTTGATAAACCAAGAGGGCTCACCGGCTGTGCGCCAGTGAGCCCTTTATGCTTCTACTTGACTATCAGAATCCGTCGGGAGTTACTGGAGATGAACTCACAGGTAAGGACAAGTTGCCAGTCAGCTTGCCCCAGCACTTTATAGTTCCACTCTTGAGAACTGCGCAGGTCGATTCATTAGCCCCGACTGCCACGCTTGTGGCGTCTAGGATCCCAGGTACAACTACGCCGATATTGTTGGTCTTCGTTGTTCCATCACCTAACTCACCACTCTCGTTAAAACCCCAGCATTCAACTTCTGAGGTTGTAGTGAGTGAGGGGCGGCTGTAAACTCCACAGGCATGGGATGAGCCTGCTGCTATCCCAGAGTTCTGTAAGCTAATCGTCTGATAGGTTATTGTGGAGGGGGCTAGGGTTGGTACTGTGCTATTGTATTGTGACCCCCAGCAAAAAGATTGGTTGGCATCAGATATGTAGCAGATATTGCTGGACCCAACAGAGAACTGAATAGCATTCGAGATGCTCTGAATTGCTATTGGGGTTGATGTTGACTTGGTGGTAGTAGTTGTTGCAAACTCTCCGTTGAGACTTTGCCCCCAGCACTTGATGGTCTTGTCACTCAGCAAGGCGCAAGCGAAGCTTGCGTTTGCCGCTATCCCTATCGCGTTGGTGATCCCGACCACCTGAGTTAGGGTTGCAGAGTAGTAGTAGTCGCTCGAAGTGCCATCAATGCCGTTACCAAGGGTCCCATACTTGTTGTACCCTACACACCATACGGTATGGTCAGCAAGAAGGACACAGGTGTAGAAGTTCCCAACAACGACATCAATCGCATTTGACACCCCGAGGAACTGAACTGGGTTTGGGTTGGGGGTGTAAGGGTCAGCATCATTGGGCAAAGAGCGTCCATCTCCAAGCTCACCGTCAGCATCGGAGCCCCAGCATTTGACAGTACCATCATTCAAGAGAGCGCAAGTATGGCTCGTGTATGTCGATACTTTGACAGCATTCGAGATTCCAGTAACTTGGACAGGGGTCGCATTGTTGTTAGTTGTTCCGTTCCCAAGTTGACCAGACTTGTTTAACCCCCAACACTTGATGTTGCCGTTGCTCAATACTGTGCAGGTTTGGCTTGAACCAACTGATACCTGAGTGGGGACTGGAGGAGCTACTGCAGAGCTTCCACCCGTCGAAGGGCTTCCACCGGTGCCTGGAGTTGAGCCACCGGTGCCTGGAGTTGAGCCACCGGTGCCTGGAGTTGAGCCACCGGTGCCTGGAGTTGAACCTCCGGTGCCTGGAGCTGAACCTCCCGTGGCTTGGCTTCCACCGGTGCCTGGAGCTGAACCGCCGGTACCCTTGGTTGAACTTCCGCCGGTTGCCTTTGATCCTCCGGTACCCTGAGTAGAACTTCCGCCGGTTGCCTTTGATCCTCCAGTTGCCTTTGATCCTCCAGTTGCCTTTGATCCTCCGGTACCTTGTGGGCTCCCGCCGGTACCCTTTGGAGTCGTGGTGCCTATCGAGCTGAACCCGCCCGTAGAGGTTGTACTCTGGGGGGAGCTTCCGCCGGTGGCTTGTCCTTGGTCCCCGCCCGTCTCGCCAACTACCGCTGAGGTCCCCGCTACATTAGCCGAGGAGCCACCCGTAGACTCGGAAGAGGAGCCACCCGTAGACCCAGTCTCTGTATTCAGGGTCGCTGATCCACCAGTACTCTCTACCGTGCTCACGGAAACTGGGGTTCCATCAGAATTACTTCCGCAAGCGGTGAGTACGAGAACTAGTGCGATTATGGTCTGGAACTTGGACATTTTATGCCTCATACAGTATTACGTCCGAGCAGCCTGGTTCTCAACAAGAAACCTAAATCCCCTCATCTTTTCTGGATATCTCACCCCGTAGTACTTGTGGGTGACTTTTTCACTTATCTAGGGGTTTTGTATACCCCTAGATAGGAACCAGAAAAAGATGGACATCAATAGCCTAGCCAGCAGTATTTTCAACGTCCAAACGATCTATCTCTGTTTGGCAATCTACGTCGTAACTTACTTGATTCGTAGGGTAATCGAGGGCACTTGGAGTATCCTCATCCAGCAGGGTGAAGCCAAGAAGGTATCCGTGTCCAGTAGAATTTGGGAGGAGGTAGTTGTACCGATACTCCCAATCATGATCGGTGGCGGATTGAGTTTTGCCGCAAAAACCTTCGTTTGGCCAGACTTTGCGATCAAGACGAAGCTTGCTAGGTTCTTGTACGGGTGTATCTGTGGTTTGTTCTCGGCTTTCATCTACAATAGAATCCGAGGTTGGCTGAAGAGCAGATCTGACTTCTCGGTAGATGAGGCAGACGAGCCTATTGCATTGAAAGCCCCTAGGCTCGATGGTCCTATTCCCCCTGCTCCTCCAAAGTCAGAGCCCCCCAAGGCTGCCTAAGGTTAACCATAAATGACTGAATCAAGCACAGAGTCCTTCGGAACTAGGTTCTGGAAGGCGTTTGTAGGTTTCTTTTTCGGGATTTGGGCCTTCATAAAGAAGCTCAGCCCCAAAGTTTTGGGCCCGCTCGCGGCCCTTGTCATAATAGTAATTGCTGTCGTTCTAGTCTCCATGGGGTTCAAGGAACTCCAGATTGGTGGCATCCTAGGGAAGCTGCTCGGGAAGAAGGGTGGGACTAATCCAGGTGGGCCAACAGTAGAGACAGCCAACACCATCGACCCCAAGCGTGTTGGCCCTGATGGCAAACTCATCCCCCAGGGAGATCCAGATCCGAAGGGTGATACTCAGGCGGTAGTCGTACCGATCCAGACCCCTGGGATATTCTCAGACCCAAGTACAGTTACTTATGTGGCTCCGGGTGACACCCAGCCGACAGTGATCCCCCTACCTACAGGTGTAACCAGCAAGCAAGTAGATCAGGTTATCATAGTTCAGCCGAACGTGGTAGCTGTCACAGTTAAAGACACCTCAGGAGTATCTGCGCAGACAGTTGAGGATCTTCTTAACAAATATCGTAAGTGATGGACCCCAAGCTCAACCCCCTTGACCAACTCATCGCAGCTCGTGTAAAGTTTCGTTTCGCCTCTATTAGGAACGCAAACCCGATAGATACTAACGACTACCAACGGGCTATCCGATCATTGAAGGAAGCGGACTCCATCCTCGCTGAGGTAAAGACGTCCACCTCTAGGCATGAGTCAGCAGCAAAAAGTGCATTGAATGCATTTTCTACTGCTGTTGACGAGATTCCTGGTAAATTGGAGAAGCTTGGGATCAACATCAAGGGGATTCAGAGGTTTCAGACTCAGCTCGTGAACCTAGTCAAGGTTGCAAAGAAGGGCTCCCCCCTACGAGCGTACAGTACATTCTCTAGTGATAGGCCTCTCAATAAGGTCGAGAGCGTCATAAACAGTCTGGGTAAGGCTGCCCTGAAGTCCGCCGGAGTTGGGACTAAGATACTGAAGCCAGCTCTAGTTGCTCATACTTTGCAAGATGTAGTGAGTGTCTTCAGTGATGTTATCTATGCTTGCGATGAGTGGTATGCTTTTGCAGGTTCTAGTGCCAGCAGTATCGACCAACTTGTCATGGATGCTTGGTGGATTCAGGAAGAGCCCTTCTCTAGCGGATTCACACTAACCAGGGAGTACGAGGAGTACGTCAAAGCTCAGCGAGTTTTCGCTAAGCAGAATAAGGACCTTCTCGATACAGTTCGGCATAACGTTATCGGTCTTCCAATGGCTAGCACCAAGTTCGAAGATTGCGAAGACGTTAACCTCTGCATATCTACTGCAATCAAAGCCCTCGATGAGGCTTTGAAGCTTAACTTGGACTTCGGTAAGAAGTGGGGTGACTTCAGATCCAAGAATCAGGACCAGTCAACAGGACAGAAGTCCTTATTTGCACGGGCTAGGCGGTAGGCGTCACCTCCGGTGTAGAGGTGACCATGAAACGCCTCCTGACTGCCTTGACGTTGCTCCTATGGCCTGTGGCAGCACAAGCTCAAGGAGCGTGTGCCTCGGGTTCGACTTGTGTCTCAGACGTTGATCTGAAGACTTTTATCACCTTGGCACAAGAGAAGCAGTGCCTGCAGAAGACTCAACCCACTTTTCAGTTGGATCCTATCGCTGTTATAGTGGATAAGGATGGTCGAGTTTACTACTCCGGTGATGAGCCCAAACCATACTCCTTGAAACTGACTTGGTGCACCTACGAGGTGACCACTACGGGTAAGGTGGCCTTGGTCGTCGCCAAGAATGAGCCACCAGTATGGGGTTTCAGATTCCGTCCTAAGTTTGCAGGGAGTTACTTGTTCGTCGATGGTTTCTCCAGTACTAAGGCGGTTGATGGAGTTGACATCGGAATCTTGTGGGACTTCCTCTACTATAAGGCGGTCAACCTCAACGTTGCTACTGGGTTCAGATCCATTGGCGCTGGTCTAGGTGTTGACTTGTTCAAGAACATGACCTTGTATGGTGGTTACGCTTTTTCATGGTGGACTCTGAAGCACAACCCTAGTATAGGTGTTGGTTTTGCGCTCTGGTGATGACTACGGCCTTCGTATACTCCATTACCAACAACCTCAGTAAAAAAGTGTACATTGGTAAGACCACGAACTTGAAAAGTCGATGGAAGTATCATAGAGGCGTCAAGAAACGCGGTTGGGTATCGCTCATCAGTCGTGCGATTAGAAAGTATGGTGTTGAAAACTTCACCTTTACAGTACTAGCTTCCTACTCGAGTGAGGAGGAAGCTTACTCAGGAGAAGTTGATTGGATCTCTAGGCTTCAATCCAATGACCCTGGCAAAGGTTACAACCTTGAATCTGGCGGCATGGGAGGTAAGAGAGCTTCCGAAGAGACTCGGCTCAGACAATCATTGAAACGTAAGGGTATACCAAGACCTCCAGAGGTTATAGCTAAGTTACATTCCCCTGAATCTCGAAAGAAAGTAGCTGATGCTAAGCGAGGGCAACACCTACCTGAAGTCACGAGGAAAAAGATCTCGGCTGCTCATCTAGGAAAGCCTAAAAATCCAAAAGCCGTAGAGAAGTCAGCTGCTGGGCATCGAGGGAAGCCATTGTCTCAAGAGCATAGAATTAAGTTGAGTCATGCTCTAAGGGGCCGAGTCTTCTCCACCGAACATCGAGAGAAGATAGCTGAGTCAAATAGAGTCAAAGGCCTTGCTGCACGAGGTGTACCATTATCACCAGAACGTAAGGCTAAAATAAGCTTGGCACTTAAAAGTGTAACTCATACTTGGGCAAAACCTCTAACACTAGAGCACAAAACCAAGCTTAGTTTAGCTACAAAAGGTCGTCCTCTAGCACCTGAGCACATTGCTAAGTTGACCGAAGCAAATAGAATTAACGGTGCAAAGAGGCGTGGAGTACCTCTAACCCCAGAACGTCGAGCTAACATGAGTGCTGCTCAGAAAGGTCGCCCAAAGTCACCTGAACATATAGCAAGAGTGGTTGAGGCTAAAAGGGCTGCTCGACTTGCCCGTCAAACTTAATCTTAGTCGGTGTATTAGTACCGATGCCCAAAGAGTCTGCGGCTGTCAAAGAACAGTACGAGAAGGTATATGCACACCTGAAGAAGGTTAGGGCTAGTACCACTGTCGAGATCAAGCCTACCCCAATGCTCAGAACAGAGATCCGTGGGTTCGATGGGACTCTCGAGCAGCTGAAGGTTAGATACTACCAGGTTCAAGGGATCTACCACCTTCTGATCATGAATCGGATGGTGCTCGGGGACGGGACTGGGCTAGGGAAGACCTTGCAAGCCATTGGAGCTCTTTGCTACATATGGGAGCGCGATCCTCAGGTCAAGGTCATGGTCGTCTGCCCCAAGTCCTCTATAGGTCAATGGGCGTCTGAGTTCGACAAGTTCTCGACAGGAGTCAAGACCTTCCAGGCTGTTGGGGACTTGAACCATCGCAAGGAGGCCTACAGCAACTGGTCCAAGCATGTCGGACCCGCAGTGCTCATGGTGAACTATCATGGAGTGGTCCGGGATTGGGATCAAGGGATCACTAAGGCCGAGCCACCTCCAGGGTCGAAGAAGGGGACTGTGACTATCGCCGGTCGAGGGTATCTTGATGACTTGACGATGAAGATCCCAAAGCTAGCTCTGATCCTTGATGAGGTTCAGGCTTGCAAGAACCCGACGACGAAGACCCATCAGACTTGTAAGTTCCTAGCGGACCGCGCCAAGCGAGTTTGGGGTTTGACCGCAACCCTTCTTCAAAATCACTTGATTGAAGGGTTCGGAATCTACAAGGTCATTCGACCCCAGACATTCGGTAGCAAGTCTGGTTTCCTCAATGTGTACTGTGTGACCGAGATGCAGAGGGTCAAGGGTGGGGGGAAGATACCCATTATCGTTGGCTATAAAAACCTTGCTCACTTTCGAGAGACCATTGATCCGTTCTTCTACGGTCGTCCCAAGCACTTAGTGTCGAAGGAACTTCCAGCGCTAACAACACGAGAAGTGATCTGCGAGCTCTCGTCCGTTGAAGATCGTAAGTACCAAGAGGCATTGAGTGGGGTCTTCGAGCTTGGAACCGGAGAGGTCAAGAACTACGAAGAAACTAAGCAGATGACTAGCCTGATCTACATCCAGGAAGTCTGCAACTCCCTCAGTTTAGTGAAGTTTGGTGAGGATGAGTTTGAGAGGCCTGTCACCGCTGCAGAGGGTCGAAGCTCTAAAGAGGCGGCCCTGGTCTCACTCATGACAGAAGAGTTTGACGACCAGAAAGTCATTGTCTACACCAGATTCAAGAGTCACGTAGCTCGACTTCAAGCGATCTTGACCAAAGAGGGAATCAAGAGTGTAGCTATCACGGGAGCAGTTACAAAGTCTAGTGATCGTAAGGCGGCCCAGGATAAGTTTCAAGATCCTGACAGCAAGATAAAGGTGATTTTTATCACTGATGCTGGTAGTGAGTCGATTAATCTGCAGGCTGCTGCAGCAATGATCTTCTTCGATACACCGTGGTCTTGGGGCAGATATGTTCAGTTGCTAGGTAGGATGATTCGAATCGGCTCCCCCCATCAAGCCGTTTTGGCCATTCATTTACTAGCAAAGCGGCCAGGCAGTGGCAAGAAGACCGAGACTATCGACCATAAGGTCATCCAAAAGCTACGCAAAAAGAAGGGCTTGATTGACCAGGTCATTGGCGAGGCAGCCGTAGGTGCTCTGAAGTTCGAGCGCCACGAGGATGACGTTCGCGACTTGATCAACTCTTTGCGGGACATTCCGAAGAAGTGACCAAGTCGGTGTAGTACCTCGGACGATGCCCGATCCCCCTGTCTGTCCGATTTGTAAGAGTCAGGACGGTAAAATAGATGTCGGTGACGACGCGGACAAGAAGCAATGTGTGTGTAGCTTCCGAACCAACATCAAGAAGAGACTCCCGCCGGATATAGCTGAAGCTCCGCCTATGAACGCATCTCCGTTACTGGAGGTAGGTGGTCCAGGTGAGGTGAAGGTTGATCTTACTTCGGAGAATTTGTTCATCAAGGGTTATTGGTCAGATCTTGCTTCACACTTGAGGTTGGTGCTCACTATCAAGATGCTGCACAACTTGTTGTATCAGTTCCAAATCATTACTGATGCTCGTTTGCGCGATGTGTACGTTGGGTCAGAGTCATACACCGCTCGAAGTCGAAAGAAGCGTGACGACATAGAGACCAACAACAAGCTCTCTGATGTCATAGGGGGTGACCGTGAGCTGGTAATCATTCGCCTTGGGTTCCTCGGGTACGCTAATAGGGCGATGCCTGGAATCCTCAAGGAGGCCATCCTTCTGCGCCATGCAGTAGGTAAGCCTACTTGGATAATTGAAGAGCCCAATAGTATTTTCGGACCAGGTCACTTCTCGTATGACGCTGAGGTAGCAGAGCTAATCTCTCAAAGGTTCTCAGTTGTCGAGATCAAAGCACGAGTTGAACGTGAGCTAGTCCCACGAGGAGTTAAAGGAGCACATCTAGCTGTCACTGAAGAAGAAGGTATGAGTCTGGACACTGAAGAAGCTCCAAAACCACGTAGGAAGTTCGTAATGCCCGAGCCTGCAATCCCAGCCCCTGCTTCATCTACAATAGACATGGGGTTGCTTACCGATGACGGTAAGAAAAAGAAGTACAAGGGAAAGCGCAACGGGGGTAACTTCTGATGAAGGGATTACTTCGGTCAGTCATTGACTATGGTGGTATTACTCAGGAGAATCTGAAGGCTAACTTTCAGAGGCTCACTCAGTCCAAGCTTGAATGGCCACATCCTGCGGACAAGCGCATCTATGACTTCCTCAGGAAGTACTTTCATCAGCGCCTTGAGATGCCTTCGAAGCAGACGATCATCGATCACTTCGAAATCAAGAAGGACCAAGAGGCTATTGAGCGGGTTGGGGACCATGAGGTAGCCCCTCCCTATAGTCGTACTAACTTCACCCATTTACTACATGAGACTCTTGAAGAGCAGAATAAGATTCGGGCTATCACGATTCTGAAAGAGGCCCAGGAGATCATCACCAAAGGACTCATCGTTGAAGAAGAGACCAAGCGTGGTCTTCGAGACGGGGTGATGCACTTCGCGCGCAACACTCATCGCCTGTTGGTCTACGAACACAACTCCAGGATTGATGGTAACATCAGGGACGACGGACAGGAAGTCTGGGATGAGTACCTAGATGCCAAGGCCAACAAGGGCAACGTCTGGGGGATGTTCTGTGGCATCAACGGAATCGACTCGTTCGTCAAGGGAATCAAGAAAGGTGAGATGTGGGTTCATGCTGCTTTCGTAGGTGAACTCAAGACAACCTTCGCCTTGAACTGGTGCTACAACCTTATCACTCGATACAAGAAGAGTGCTA